ATTCACACCAGCTTCTTGGATAATGATGAGAATCTTACTGAATCATGGCTTAAAAAGGCTCAAAACGCTAAGGAAAGCAATCCTGATTGGTATGCTCACAACTATCTTGGAGCATGGATTGAAAAGCCTGAAGGAGTTATATTTGATAATTGGATTGAAGGAGAGTTCAATGATGATCTTGATTTTGGTTTTGGGATGGACTTTGGATATAGTAATGATCCAACAACACTTGTTAAGGTTGCTGTTGATAATAAAAACAACAAAATATACCTTAAAGAGCTTGTTTATGAGCCTTATTTAAAAACGAATGATATTTGTTTGATTCTGCAAAAAGAATGCGGCAAAGATGATCTTATCATAGCTGATTCAGCAGAGCCAAGATTGATTGATGAGATATGGGATGAGGGATATAATGTGAAGGGAGCTATCAAAGGAGCTGATTCAATTGTTACAGGAATAAGGCTCTTGCAGAACTACAAACTTATAGTTGATCCCAACAGCCACAACTTAAAAGAAGAGCTTAATAACTATCAATGGAATGACAGGAGATCAGGAAAGCCTGTTGATGATTACAATCATATCATTGATGCAGTTAGATATTATGTCTCTTATGTAGGTACACAAAATGAATTTTTCGTAATTTAACAGCATATTTTGCAAAATATATGAATCCATTGAAAAAATTTATCATAAAGTCATTGCTTGGCGATGATTTCAGTGATCCAAACAAAGCTTATTCTTTTTTAAACAATTCAGGTGTTGGATTTGGGGGGTACAACTTCTCAACAAGGAAAACAAAAAACTTCATAAAAGAAGGATATGTTTCAAATCCTGATGTTTTTGCTGTTGTTTCAAAGATTGCTCAAAGCTTTTCTTCTGTTAAATGGTGTGTAAAAACACAAACAAGACAAGGAATTGAGGAGGTTTATGATTCAGAGCTTAACAGAGTTCTTGATTGTCCTAATCAGCTTCAAACTTGGTCAGAGTTTCAGGAATCAGCCGCAATAATGTACTTGCTAACTGGGAACACTTATATCAACGGAACAGAGGCTGTTGGCTTTAAAGGATTCAGAGAGCTTTCTGTCTTACCTTCACAAGTGACAGCTCCAGTTGTGGGAAATGAAATCACTCCTGTTGCTGGTTATGAAATGCAATCAACAGAGATACAGAAGTTCACAACTGAAGAGGTTGCTCACATTAAAGCGTTTGATCCTCGAATCATAGGCTTTGAAACTCTTGTTGGTTTGTCTCCTTTGGAAGCTGCTATGTTTGTCTATTCAGCAAACAATGAGCAATGGGAAGCAATGGCTTCAATGTTAAAAAATAAGGGAGCAATGGGAATTGTTACTTCAAGGACTGACAGAGGCATGAGGAAAGATGATGCTGAAGATATGCAAAAGCAGTACAGAGATACTTTCGGAGGAGGGAAGAACTTTGGATCTCCTATGTTTACGGGTGCAAATGTTGACTTCTTACAAATGGGAATGAGTTCAACAGATCTTCAAATGATTGAGCAAGGAGTTCTTTCTTTAAGGGCAATCTGTAATATTTACAAAGTATCATCAAGGCTTTTCAATGATCCAGCAAACTCAACTTTTAACAATGTTCAACAAGCTGAAAAGGCAATGTGGAATGATGCTGTAATTCCTTTACTTGAGAAGTTTAAACAAAGATACAATTCATGGTTAGCTCCATCGTTTGGAGAGGAGTTCATGCTTGATTATGATTTAACTGGTGTTGATGCTTTACAAGCAGATGCAAAGACAAGAGCAGAAGTTTCAAAGATCCACTTTGATACTGGAAACATTTCAATGAATGAATACAGAAAATTGAACGGTCTTGAGCCTTTAGAAACTGAAACAGCTGAAGTTGCTCCAAATTTAATCGTGGGTTTTGATGTTAAAGATTTAAACATTGAAACAAAAGAAAGTTATTCAGACTACCCTAAACAAGCAGTTGAAAACGCTAAAAAAGGAATTGAATTAAATGAGGCTATTGGGAACAGTTGTGCAACTGCTGTCGGAAAGCAAAGAGGGCAAGACATAGCAAATAGAAGAGCTTTATCATATAAAACAATAAAAAGAACTTATTCGTACCTATCAAGAGCTGAAGAATATTATAATCCATCTGATGAGAAAGCCTGTGGAACAATATCATACCTGTTATGGGGAGGTAAATCAATGAAGGGATATTGCAAAAGCGTTATTGATGAGGTTGAAAGTGAATAAAAATTGTTAATTTTAAGAGCATGAATTTAGAAGATAAACTAAATAAACACTACGGAACAAAGTCAATGGCTCTTAAAATGGAGGATATTGATGAAAAAAACCGCATTGTTAAAGGATATGGATCAGCCTTTAACGTGATTGATTCAGATAAAGACGTGATCCGAAAGGGGGCATTTGCTAAATCTATTCAAGAAAGAGGTGTTGATGCTTCAGGAAATAGAAAGATTGCTCACTTGAGAAATCATGACTGGGAGCATCAAATTGGTAAGTTCTTGGAAATGGAAGAAGATGAGTTTGGACTTAAATTTGTAGCTCAACTTGGAAGATCAACAAAAGGACAAGATGCTTTGCTTGATTATCAAGATGGAATATTGAGAGAGCATTCAATTGGATTCAATTACATTGCTGATAAGATTAAACTTGTTGAGGATACAAGCTTTTCTCCTGATGGTCATTTTGAAATAACTGAAGTTAAGCTTTGGGAGGTTTCAGGAGTTACATTTGGAGCAAATGAGTTCACACCAGTAATTGACGCGGCAAAGTCAGGAGATACAGAAGGAGCATTGAAGAGATTCAATGAGCTTGAAGGATCATTCTTGAAAGCTATTAAAAGAGGAACAGGAACTGATGAAAGACTTGAAAACTTGGAAGCAAGATTCAAGCAATTACAAGAATTAAGAAATTCACTTTTCGTATTGAAGCCATCTGTGAAAGATACTTTGAAATCTGAAAAGCCGAGTGATAAACAATCATTTTATTTACTTTAATTTTAAAACGCAAAAATGAAAACATTTGCTAAATTTTTAGAAGCAAAAGGAATCACAGAGGCTGATTTCAATGCTAAGGATGCTGAAGCTCAGGCTGGATTGTACAATGAGTACAACAAAGAGCAAAACGAAGCGATTGCAAGAGCTGTTGAGGCTAAGGCAAGCAAAGAAGATATTGATTCTTTAAAGTCTGATTTAGAGGCTGCAAGAGATGCTCAATTCAAGTCTATCAATGAGAAGCTTGTTGAGATGGGTGTTGCAATGACTAAAGGTCACAAGACTAACAAATCAAACGAAGAGAAGTCTTTATTGGAGATGTTATCTGACAGAAAAGATGATTTAACAAAGTTGAAAAACTCTTCATCTGCGACTGACAATGTAAAGATTGAATTGAAAGCTGCTGGAGATATGTCAATTTCTGGAAACGTAACAGGACAAGTTCCTCAGGCTTTAAGGTTAGCTGGTTTCAATGAGATTGCTTCAAGACAAGTTAGATTTTTAGACGTTCTTCAAAGAGGTTCTATTTCTTCAAACTTAGTTGAGTGGGTTTACCAAGCGAACAAAGATGGATCTGCTGGTCAAACTGCTGAGTCAGCTGCTAAGAATCAAATTGATTTTGATTTATTGGTAGGATCTCAAAAAGTTGAGAAAACAACTGCTTATATCACAGTTACTGATGAGATGCTTGATGACGTTGAGTTCATTCAGTCAGCTATCAACGATGAGTTAACAAGAGAACTTTTAAAAGCTGTTGAGCTTGGTGCTTATAGCGGTTCAGGTGTTTCTCCTCAATTAAATGGAGTTAAGACTGTTGCAACAGCGTTTGCTGCTGGAGCTTTTGCTTTATCAATTGACAATGCAAATACTGTTGATGTATTGACAGTTGCTGCAAATCAAATTGCTTTGGCTGAACAAGGTCTTCCAAATGCTATCTTCTTGAATCCTTCTGATGTTACTGCTTTGAAAATGGAGAAAGTTTCTTCAACTGATAAGAGATATGTTGAAAGATTAGCGATGGTTGCTGGACAATTAAGCTTAGATGGTATTCCAATCATTCCAACTACTTTAGTGACTCAAGATGAGTATTTAATTGGAGACTTTTCAAAGGCTTTCATGCTACAAAAGCAAGGGGTTTCAATTGAAATCGGTTACAACGCTGATAACTTTGTGAAAAACTACAAGACAATCAGAGCTGAGTTCAGAGGAGTTGTTTATGTTAAGAACAATGACAGAACGTCATTTGTTGCTGGTACATTATCAACAGATGCTGCTGCTTTAGAGACTGCATAATCTTAATTGATTAAAACAAAGCCTCCCTTCCTTTGGTTGGGGGGTTTTTGTGGTAAAAGGCTACACTTATGAGAAAGAGAGTTAAGATTTTAAAGGCTGAAGCAATTCCAACTGACAAGATCAAGGATGGAGATGTGAGAAGCTTTGCTTTAAGGGTTGCAGATACTTTGATAAAGAAAGGTATTGCAGAGGAATACAAGGAAGAGGCTAAACCAAAAAGAAAAACAAGAGCAAAAAAAGCTGAATAATGAGCATAACATTGACATCAGATTTCACTGGAGAGGTTAATATCTCTAAAAACAAGTTCACTGTTGCTGATCTTCAAGCTTATATTGACAGAGTTGAAGAGGATGTGTTGAAGAAAATGCTTGGAGATACTCTTTATCTGACGTTTAAAGCTGATTCTTTTGGAAATGATGCTGGAAGCAGAGACAGATTCAAAGAGCTGTTAAATGGCTTGGAATATACAGATCCAAGCGACTCAACTTATACAATTGACTACGTTGGACTAAAGAGAATGTTGAGATTATTTGTTTATGCTGAATATTTGCCTGAACAAGCTTATCAAAATACAATAATAGGGGAAGTTGAAGGAAGCTCAAGAAATGCTTTCAATACTTCAATAACTAAGGTAAATGAAACAGCTGAAGATAGACAAAGATTGGCTGTTGATTTGTATGATGCCGCTCAAAGATTTATTTCAGATTACAATGATAAAGAATATATTCCTTCGAGCATTGTTGATCAGACTGGCAATGTTTATTTGGTTTCTGTTAGTGATACTAAATACATTCAAGATGGAGATTCGATTGATATTAATGGCACTGATTA